AAAAAAGAGTAGGTTGGCACAGACACCCAAATGGTGGTGGATGGGTTGAGAATACTGCAACGGTTCACCCAGATGCTTTTATCGGAGTAAATGCACAGGTTTTCGGTCATGCACGGGTTTTTGGTCACGTGTGGGTTTTTGGTGAAGCAAAGGTTTTTGGTCACGTGTGGGTTTTTGGTGAGGTAGTGGTGTGTGGAGCGGCAGTGGTGTGTGGAGCGGCAGTGGTGCATGGAGCGGCAGTAATCTATGATCATGCACAGATTTATGGCAATGCAGAGGTCAGTGATCATGCACGGGTTTTTGATCATGCACGGGTTTTTGGTCATGCACAGGTTTTCGGTCATGCACAGGTTTTTGGTCATGCACAGATTTTTGGTGAGGCAGAGGTTGGTGGTCAGGCACAGGTTGGTGGTGAGGCAAAAGTTTTTGGTCACGCACACATTATGAACCATGCACAGATTATGGACCATGCAGAAGTTTTTGATCATGTTTGGGTTTTTGGTCATGCACAGATTTTTGGTCACGCACGGGTTTTTGATTATGCACAGATTTTTGGTCAGGTACAGATTTTTGGTGAGGCAGAGGTTGGTGGTATGACAAAACTGCAAGGAGAGATTGCCAAATGAAGCGGATGAATAACATAGAGATTGCAATGGCGGCAGAGAAGAAGTTTACAGCAACAATGTGCCATGTAGGGATTGCCAATGCAAAAAAGATTATGTATCGTGCCTGGAAATTGGCACAGGCAGAAGAAAAACGTCAAAAACAAAAGAATAGAGTAGGAGGATAATATGGACAAGAAAAATCCGAGATGGTTTTTTGTAAAGGGGATGAATACTTGCCGAGAGATTTTGACCACTATGGTCTATGCTTACAACAAAAAGGACGCCAAGAGAAGGGCAAATAGAAGAACAGGCAGTAAATTTATAGGCAAAGCGTATTATGCAACATCTACCGATGTGTTTGATGATTTATATTGAAATAGGAAAATAAGACCTGTAATGAAAGAAGCAAAGGAGACAAAATGATTGCCAGAACGGTAGAATGTGTCAATATAATTATCGGACTATGTTTAGGCCAAAATGTTTCTCATAGAATATATCGTTCTGTGTGAAATTCTGAAAAAAAATTTGAGGCACATAAACCTCGCTCTGATAAGCACTTAGCACAATTTTTCTTTGGTCATACAGAAGGATTGTACAAAAAAGAACCAAAAAAAGTCATCATATGGGGTATAATAAGGATGGGTGTGTAATGAAAAAATGTACAGAATTTGATAAACCAGAATTTGATTTGGAAGAATATATCAACCGCAAAGCATATCGGATAAATTGCCCTCCGTGGTTGACTATAAGGGAGCTTGATGTATTAATGCGAATTGTGCCTGGACCTTTGGGTTTAGGAATGTCACAAAAAGGGGTGGCGGATAGTCTGGGTATTTGGCCGGAGACAGTAAGCCGAATATGCAAAAGATTATGGGCTAAATTTCCGGTAGCCCATGAACGCTATTTGAGTATGTGCAGGGTGATGAATCGGCAACGGCATGGATTGCGGTCTAACCGGAGCTTTGATGGTTTAATATCCGCTATTGGTGATGGGGGACTGTATGATGAGTTATTTGAAAAGGAAAAACGAAAATGAAAGTAGATAATCAAAAGAATCTTCCAAAGTTACTGTATCAAGCATTAGCTGATAACAGACCTCCCGTTGAAGGTGAGATTCATGTTACAACTCTAATAGGTCCAGCAATGATTGACTATTTACGGAGGAAACATTGGGATGAGCTTGAAGATGATGCAAGCAATCGATTATTTGCTCTTTTGGGGACTGGACTTCATGCCGCTATTGCTAATGATGGACGCCTACAGCAAGCGAAGGGGATTATCTCAGAAATAATTGATAGTTGGGATAAAATAGACAGGGATGTTCAATTATCTATCCTGTTGGAATTGCTCCAATCAATAGATTGTTCCAATCAGTCTGGCATAGAGTCTAACTTGAGGATCAAACTCAGCAGTAAATGGACTCTGGTAGGAACAGATGATCACTATGATGAGATGGCAGCAAAGATAATGGACTGGAAAATTACTTCGGTATGGTCTGTTCTTTACGCGGACCATAATTGGGAGGATCAACTAAATGTGTATGCCTATATGAGACGAAAGTTGGGCTACGAAGTTGAGGAGTTATCAGTTTGGGCTTTACTTCGGGATTGGCAGAAGTCTAAGGCTATGTACAGTGGAGACCCCACCTATCCGGCAATCCCATTTGTTGAAATAAAGCTACCTCTTTGGAGCATAGAAGCGCAGGAAGAGTATATCTATGATCGTTTGCTTGAATTTGATGGGGAGCCTAAGCCATGCACGCCCCTTGAGAAGTGGGAAACTCCTACGGTGTACAAAGTAATGAAAAAAGGCAGGAAGTCTGCCCTCATTGCTACTGTGTGGCGGGATGGCGAGAAATGTAATCTATTGACAGAAGCTGATGCTTTATATGCTGCCCAAAAGAAGGGGGAAACTGTTGATGGCACAAAAATATACATTCAGAAATTCAAGGGAGAATCCAAAAGATGTGATTTGTACTGTGTAGTCAATTCATTCTGTAAACAATATCAGGAGAGTAAGGATGAGTAATTTGATAAAATCTATTGGGCATTCAAATAAAGAAGTAATTGGAAATATCCTTGAACTTCATGTCCCCAATAAGTGTTTTGACCTTGATCCTACCTATTCTAAGGGTAAATTTTATAAAGGACTACCAGAGCCAAAAATTAGAGGGGATGTAAACCCACAATGTGATTCTTCGATATTTTGTGATTCAACTAATTTAGAATCTTTTGAGTCTGAGAGCATTGACAGTATTATGTTTGATCCACCCTTCTGTTTTGGAATACACGGCAAAACTTTGGACAACATAATGGCGAAGCGATTCACAATGTTTGATACCTTTTCTTCTTTACACAGGATGTACCAAGATTCACTAAAAGAATTTTATCGTGTTCTGAAGAAAAATGGTATTCTGGTATTCAAATGCCAGGATTACACAGATAGTAAAACTACCATAACCCATTGTCTTGTCTATAATTGGGCAGTGGCTTTGGGGTTTTATGCAAAGGATTTGTTTATTTTGATAAATGAAAGCCGAATTTGGAACCCTGGATTAAAACAAAGACATTCGAGAAAATGCCACAGTTATTTTTGGGTACTGCAAAAATAAGTAGTCAATTCTTCTGTGTTTGTAAGGTCGAATTGGCCAAAAATGGTGTTATTGTTAGGATAATTCTTGGGAGATAGTAAATGAAAAGAATTTTTTGTGATGTATGTGGTAGAGAAATGAGTGTGAGTGCACATGATGAAGACCTATTGCATTTTTGCGAGTATTGTATTATTCATTTACCTGATGAATGTGAAAAAGTGAGGAATAGTTAAATGGGATATAGAGATAGTGGTACTAAGAGCTTCCAAGCCGACCCAATTAAGCAATTTTTAATTAGTCGGGGTACAGCCAGAGACAGAGCAGTTGATCTCTGCTGTGCAGGGAAAATCAAAATTGAAGAAATTCCAATAATGACAGACAAGTTGACCATTTTGCACTTTGGTAAAATTGAAGTGAGTCCCCAGGTAGATGCAGAGGTTATGCGTATTGCAGCACGGTTGTGGGATAAGTTGGCTAAAAAAGACGTTTCTCCAGAGCCTACACCGAGATCAGACCTATGTGATAGCTGCACAAGAATATACGAGGGTTGTGATATAACGGATAACCAACGCCCGGTTACAATGTGCAGGGATTATTATTCTAACGATGATAAACAAGCTGATGCAAATAAACAACTACAGGATGAAGCCGATGAGCGACAACGTGCTGAGGATGAATTAAATGACAGCAAGAAGGATGTGCCTGTAAAAGAGGAGTATGTCTGCACAAAATGTGATGGACGCTACAAAACTGCCAAAGGTCTTGCAAAGCACGTGAAAGCAAAACATGGGGGTGAGTGATGCAAAAATTCCCTTGGGTTGGGACTATCAAAAAGATTGATGGGAAACTACACCTTGTCCTGCGGGATAGGGAACAGTTTAATAGGTGGATAGGTACACAGTACAAAGAAGATGATAAGGTATGGGTTACAGTTGCCACACCAAACAAAGAACGGACCCACTTGCAATTCAAATACCTCTACAGTTGTGTGTACCCATATATCGCAGAGGATATTGGGATAAGTATTGAAGAATGTGATGGTATAATGAAAAGGCGACACTTAACCGTTAATCCTGATAGTCCGCTTGAATATGTAAGAAATAAGACGGACCTTGACAGAAAAGAACTTGCCAAGTATATCGACGATGTACGGAGAGAAGCCGCAGGGATGGGAATTGAAACCTTAGACCCAGTAGGAGAATGATCATGGGAATTAAGATTACAGAGAGAAAAAAAGAGGTTGAAAAACCTGTACTCTACTTCAAAGATGTTCCGGATGGGTGCGTGTACAAAACCTCTGAAGATATTGCTATACTAAAAGTGAATATAAGTACTGGAGTTGTTTTACAGGGGCCAAATGGGTCGGACTATATGGATGTAGCAGGAAGGTACAAAAGAATTCCGGTATCCAAAATCCTTGGCAAACTTGTGGAAGTTGTTGTAGAGTAATTTATTGAAAGGAAAATTGTATGTTTAATCACGTTGTATTGCAGGGTAATTTAGTACGTGATGTTGAATTCGCCGACGTAAAAGGGGATTGTGAGATTGTCAACTTTACGGTAGCCTCTTCTCGTAAGTATAAAAACAAAGAGGATGTGACTTTTATGGATTGTACAGCGTTTGGGCAAACGGCTGAAAACATCGGCAAATTTTTCTCAAAGGGCAGTCCAATAGGTGTTGAGGGTCGCCTTTCGCAGAATAATTGGGAGGATAGAGATGGCAATAAGCGGTCAAAAATATTCATTACTGTAGAGAGCTTTCATTTTACCGGCTCTACAGATAGTGGAAATAGTCGTGATAACAGTCGTGGTAGAGGTAGTAGTCGAGGTAGAAGCTCAGGCAGTAGGTCCAGGGGCAATAGTTATGGAGGTAGTCGTGATAGGAATAATGGTAGGGGTAGTGGAAGCCAGGGCCAAAGGGGATATGGTCAGAGCAGAGAAGACTATCAAGATGACATTCCCTTTTGCTCATAAATAAAGGTTTTACACATGAAAGCACAAATGCTTGTAGCCTTTGGAGAAAGTAATGGTCAAGCCTTGAGTAAAAGTCAGTTGGGAATTACTTTATCCGTAAAAGGGGGTTATTATGACAAATACCCAGAAAGTGAAACATGCAATAGCTGTGCTGAAAGAGCTTGAGAAAAGAGCGGGAAAAGAAAGAGTTGTTAATATTGTTGATAATCTGTATGGCAATCTTATCTCTCTTCGCCACTTGCTTGAGATACCTCATGTACCGGATGGGAAGAAAACTGAGGCTAAGACAATACCTGGAGTAACACATGATCTCGCTGTATATCTTCTTCATCTCATCAAGAAGCGTAAGTCAAACTTCCGTGTCCCAGACATGAACAAATGGGTAGTGGATATGGATAAGATCATTCGCATTGATGGGCGTACAACTGAGGGACTGAGGGAAGTCATAGAATGGTGTCAACAAGACGAATTCTGGCAGAACAACATTCTGTCCCCGGCGAAGCTCAGGAAACAGCTTGATCGTTTGGAGTTACAGATGGATCGTGACCATAAGTGGAAAAGAAACCGGAGAATAGCTCCAGTGGTAAATGGGAAAACTGCCAAACAAAAATACCTGGAGGGCCTTGATGATACCAATTAAGGATAGCCTCAATGAAGTAATAGAAACAATAAAGAACCCTGTTCAGGGAGTACCTACCGGACTAAAGAGTGTTACCAAGGCAACAGGTGGATACAAACCCGGACAACTCATTATCTATGCCGGTCGTAGTTCGATGGGGAAGACAGCATTAGCTGGGGATACTATCCTTGCTCAACCGGGCAAGACGCTTATATTTAGTTTGGAGATGTCAAGCGTTGTCCTGATTGAGAGGCTGATTGCAAACAAAGCTAACGTAGATTTCCACCATCTGGTGAATGACAAACTACGAGACCCAGAGCGTGAGAGAGTGCGTAAGGCAATAGCGTGGTTGAAATATCAACCATACTTCATTGATGATACCCCGTGCCTCACACCCAATCAGTTTTGGGAGAAGGCTGAGAATCATCCTGATGCATCATTGATTATTGTGGATCATTTGCACCTAATGCGGCATGATGATGGTCGGATGAATGAGGTTAAGGCACTTGATGATATATGCCAGCAGCTTCGGGAGTATGCTAAAACCAAATGTGTGCCTATTGTATTAGTTGCACAACTAAACCGTAATGCTGAGGATCGTGATAACCATGAACCAGTGCTATCCGACCTGCGAGGTTCTGGAGGTATTGAACAAGACAGTGACATTGTGTTGTTGCTGTATCGTCCATCATATTATCAACAACGTGAGATAGATTATGATAATGAGGATGATGGTGATGCTACAATCATCTTAGCCAAGCACCGAAATGGGCGTACAGGCAAGATAAAGGCGGTATTCATAGGGCCTTGGATGAGTTTCCGAGACAGTCCCAATGAGTCAATGAGTGATTGGAGTTGATTATGAAAGTAACATGGGATTACTTCTGCCAAGAATTATGGGAGTAATGGATTATGAATGAATGGGTAGCTGTAAATAGATCAATACCGTGTCCTATATGCTTAAAAACAGATTGGTGTTTACTTCATATTGATGGTAAGAAGGTTATTTGCCCACGGATAAAATCTAATGTTAGATTAGGTGAGGCTGGCTTTCTTCACAAGGTACATGACAACGGCCTGAAAAATAGCACTAAACCCAACAAGAGAACATCCAATCTTTGTGTCAACTGGTTCAATATTCAAAAACTATACCGCCGAAAGCTAAAGAAAAAAGGTAATGCCCATGTACTCCTCAAACAACTTGGACTGAAGAACTTGGAGTCTCTTACTCGGTTCGGTCTGGGGTGGGATGGGGATGCATGGACATACCCATGCTATGACGGTGGGAAAAACATTGTAGGAATAATGAGACGATTTGAGGATGGGCGTAAATTGTTCGTATCTCGATCCCGACCCGGTTTATTCCTACCAAAAATGAATAGCTTTGAAGGTAATGTGTTTATCTGTGAGGGGATGTCAGACTCTGCTTCTATGATCGATCTGGGATTTAGGGCCATTGGTCGAGCTAATTGTCAAACTGGGATACAGTATATCAAACAACTATTACATCACCACAGAAATGCTGTAAAGCAGGTTACAATAGTAGGGGATAATGACTTAGACAACGTACAAGGCAATGTGGGTAAGGGGGGTGCTATGAAACTTGCAAGAGAACTCTATGGTGGAAATCAGCTTATAGCATGTCTGGAAATACCAGATGAATTCAAGGATATAAGACAGTGGATAACTGAGGGTGGGGCAGGCACAGTTGAGATTAAAGAAAGGAGCAGACGATTATGAGTGACTTTGTGCTGTTGGTTGTATTTATTATATTTGTTGTTGTTTGTTGTGAGGACTAATGGCTAAGAGAAAAGGAACAATGAGTTGGTGGAAGGGAAAAACCTGGACTGAGTTTAGCAAGTATATCCGAATCAGAGATGCACTTAGGACTACTGGTGGTATTGAGATGGCTGTATGCTGTACCTGTGGTAAGATATATCCTGCATTTGGAAAAGGCTGCATCCAGGCAGGTCACTTTATCCCTGGCAGAATGAGCAGTATTTTATTTTGTGAGTTGGGATGCCATGCTCAGTGTTATAATTGTAATCTGAGGTTGAAAGGAAACTGGCCTCCGTACCATGCTTTCATTGTTACAAAATATGGTTATGATGGACTTGACCGGATGCTTGCTCTAAGACATCACGTTGTGAAATTTTTACCTTCTCGACTTGAAGCTATGCGAGATGTGTACAAATTTATGTACCAAAAGATGTTTACAACTAAAACTCTATTGAAAGGTGAAACGTATGAAGATTATGCTTCAAATATTCTTACTTTTGATTCTATTGGTAGCCGTGTGCTCCAGTTGTTCGCTCCTTGTACCAAAACCTAAAGTTCCAACAATCAATGATGCAATAACTGCACCTACTCCAGTGGTGCAACTATGGGAGGCGGCAAGGCGGAGCCATTGGTTAGTGACACTGAGCATCATTGGTATAGCGGCTGGTGTGTTTGCCTTGGTGAATGGTTCGGCAAAATTGGGAATGGCCTCTATTGCAAGTGCGTCTGTGTCTCTGTTTATGTCATTAGCAGTAGCAAGGTTTGCCCTTTGGTTTGCTGTATTCGGGTTGATAGGATCGGTAGCCTCCGCTCTGTTCTCAGCACTTGCTCGACGTAAGGCATTGATGGAAATCATCAAAGGTGTACAAATTTCAAGAGAAAATGAACACGCCCCAGTACTTGATCACGAGTTAGGGAGGCAATCCAAAATAACAAAAGTAATCGTAAACAGCGTTAAGAATGAGTTAAAGTTACGAGGTGAATTATGAATGATGTTGTGGCAATTGTGTTTGGGATAGGTTTGGGTTACATTTTACATCCAGTTATCAGTTTACTAATTGACAAGTTGAAGAGTCTTATCAGTAAGTAAACAAACTGTAGGGGTGGTGTGTCGTAAGACGAAGCTCAGGAGACATGCTGATCAAATCCGGCACACTTCCCCTAACTTTTCTTAACGGGGATTACTATGAAAGCAAGTCAGGGCAATGGGAAAGGTGATCTTCCACGAGAGGGTCAATTTTCTAAAGAATCTCAAGCATCCTATGGTAGAGAGTATGAGCGTATCTTTGGCTCCAACTGTCCTGCCTGTAAGGGCAAGGGCAGTTTTTTGGATTGGAATAATTTGACAAAAGAAATGATTAAAACAACCTGTATTTTCTGTAATGGTACAGGTAAGGAGAAGAAGCCAACGAGTTATACTCCTGAACAACGAAGAGCCTTAGAGGATGTTCGGTAATGAGTGAAAAATCTCAGTCAGAAAAAAAAAGGAGATATTGACGTGGATAAAAGAAAGAACACAAATCCGAAGGATGCTTTGGCTATCCGCAAGGTTCCCATACACTGTGTCCCAATGCAGGTAATGAGCGAAGTAGGTCTTGCTATGTTGGAAGGTGGTAGGAAATACGGGGCGCACAACTACCGGAACGCTGGGGTGAGGACTTCAGTGTACATTGATGCTGTATGGCGTCACCTATTCGTTCAATTCTGGGAGGGTGAGGATGACGATAAGGATTCAGGTCTCAGTCACGTTACTAAAGCTATAGCATCTCTGGTAGTGCTTAGAGATTCAATGCTGATGGGTAATTGGAAAGATGACAGACCTATTAAACATCCTAATACATACATTGATCGGCTTAACCAAAAGGCTGGCGAGATCATTGAAAAATATCCAAAGTGTAAAGCTCCCTTTACTGAGAAGGATAAGCCAAAAGTAATATAGGAAGGATCTCTACATGCTCGGCCGGGAGAATGATGCCAACGGTCAATGCAGAGGTACTTGGATGTATAGATTTTGAAAGGAAACTATATGAGAACAAATAATATCAAAATAACTGCTTACCTGAGTCACCCTATCCGAGGAGAAAAGGGGGCAGATGCAACTCCCCAGGATATGGTTATCAACAATGACCTCGCCTCTCTGGTTGGAAAGATGTTGAGAAATGCTTGTCCCGCTCTTGATCTGTATGTTCCGGCTGATAATGATGAATATGTATCTGAAGCCTACGCCCGGGGTAGTGCCTTGGAGTTTGAGATTCTGGAGATTGATAAGGTTATTCTTGGTCGAAGGGACATCCTGATTGCATTTAGTTATAGGGGTATCATCAGTAGAGGTATGAGAATTGAATTGGATGAGGCTGAAAGAATGGGCATACCTGTATTTAGATTCTCAAGGATTACAGAAATTCCACAACTGGCAGAGAGAATAATCGAGTGGTATTACAATCAAAGGAGTAGCTGATGATTACAGCACAACAGTTGAGTGTAATTTGCTTTGGCCTTAGAAATAGACTGATGTGTAAAGAAATATGTAAAATGGCCTTAGTCGGTGAACATACAGTAGGGCGAGTAAAAAAAGCTGGACCTACGAGAGTCCTGTTGTCCGGTGATTTGCATTGTGGTAGCAATGTGGGACTCACACCCCCATCCTATCAGATTGCTTGTATTCAAAATCCAGCAACAGAGGAGCATAAGAAAAGGAACAAGTGGTCAAAACTACAACATGAGTGTTGGAAATGGTATGTGGAAACTCTGGAAATGTTGAAGCCTATTGATAAAGCGTTCATCATGGGAGACTGTATTGATGGTAGTGGGGATCGTTCAGGAGGCACAGAGCTTATTGTTGCTGATCGTAAGGTTCAGGCAGCTATGGCGATTGAGTGCCTCACACAGATAGGAGCTAAAGAGTACTCTTTTGTTTATGGAACTCCATACCACACAGGACAAGCTGAGGATTTTGAGACAGAGGTTTCTCGTGCCTTCGGTGGTAAGATTGGAAGCCATGAATGGGAAGAAGTGAACGGAGTCATTTTTGATTTGAAACATAAGCAAGGAAATACCCAGAATCCGGCTACAAGCCTCTTTAACGAGGTACGGGACAACCGAGAATGGGCACTACTTGGTGAGCAACCAAAGGCAAATGTGCTTGTTCGAGGTCACACACATAGATTCTGTTGTTTGGAAATGGAGGATTGTTTAGCCATATCAACCCCAGCCCTTCAAGCATACGGAACTAAGTTTGGTTCAAGACAATGTTCTCGTAAGGTGCAGTTTGGTCTAATGGCTATAGATGTATGGCCTGATGGTGTGATTGAAAAGCATGTAAAAATTGCAAAGCTGGCTGGTCACATAACGAGAGCTAATTAAGGATAGAGGCGTGGGTTATTGAATATACTGGGCGAATACTGTTAAAGAAGTTTTGAAACTAACCAAGTAACAAAAGGCAGGTAAGTGCTTTAACAACACTCGCCTGCCTATTTTCATATCAACTTTTGGCCTTCATCATAATTCCTGCTATGATGATTATATCAACCATTGCCCTGAATCCCAACCAAACTATTGTGGCCCAATCAAATTTACTCACTACTCTGCCTCCCAAATGGATTCAACAGTAACCGGATATTCTGAGTACACCCTATATCTGTGATGTACACCTTCTCTATCTTTACACCCCACCCACTACATGCTTCAGCCATACCCTTTCTAAGCTCTTGCTTCAGGGAGTCCACCTTTTGCAACTCTCTCATCGTCTTTCCGTTGACGAAATCAAGAATAATGCCCAATGCCAAAGTCTCCAATGAGTCATCCACAGACTGTACGTTACACACAGCCTTCTCTATATCTGCAATGCGATACTGAATAGCCCCACTAACTACTATGTCCTTGTTATCAGCAGTCCGCACCGATTGTGTACGCAGGTCCACCACCTGAGTCTGAACTTCCATATATTCAATCTTCTGGATCAAAGGCCAATAGAAGTATATGCCAGGAGAAATTTTCTTAACATATTTTCCCAACAACATCCGAACACCTGCCTCATACGGGGCAAGGATAAAGAGGCGGGGAAAAATTGACATCAACCTATCAAAAATTTCTTGTAGCCATCCCATCATTGTCTCCTTATGTCAATAGTGCTACTACAAGAGCAGCTATCAATCCTAATTGGGCAGAGACTAACAGATAAAGATAACGGTTGTGGTGGGCAAGATGATTACTCAGTTGCTCCTTCACCCACTTCATATCTGTCTCCAACACTGCCATTGTGTATTTGTTATCATCCATATTTCTATTACCCTTCTAATTGAATTAAGTCTTCCATAGTAGCAGTTTTCATTAAATTCTGTATGGATTCTTTGCGAACAGCCTCAGCAACCTCTTCCATCAAAGCTGCTTTCATTGCAGGTTCGAGCTTATCCCAAGCTGGGAGATCAACAAGCCTTGGCAAATATTCAGACAAAGAATCTCCAACCATTTTTTGATATGCAGAATATCTTGTATCATTCAGATACCAACCACTTCCTACTCGTCTGGATAGGCCAGGAATATACACCTTCAAGTCTTTAATCTGATTCCGTATTTCCTTTGGCAATTTACTGATAATCTTATCAGTAGCCCTTCTCTGCTCTTTCAGATTGACAGCAATCATATCAAAGTTTTTTCTGGAAACCTGGGATTCCTTCTCAGCCATAATGATCTCAGGCCGAGCCTCTTTTAGTAAATTCTGTGTATATAGGCTTAGTTTATCCCAGGACTTCCCCATCACTTCCATAGCAATGCCATCCCTTAGTTGGGCTGCTTCTGATGCCGGTGTGGGGGTATATGTCATAGCACCTATACCATGTAGGGCCAGAGGAGCAACTATCGCGGCACTGGTTAAGCCCTGAAACCGCATAGCATCCGCTACATCCTGGAAAAACAAAGGAGTGAACCGATCATACATCTGTTTAGTAACGCCTGGAAGAGTCATCTCCATAGGCTCTCCAAGAAATGTCTCACCCCTCGCCAAGTCAACTGCGAATCCAGCAGCAGGAGATAGCTTGGTTTGTAGAAATCGTGTGAGTATTGACCCTTTATCTGCTTCTCGTATATCTCCACTCTCACTTCCCTTAGACTTGCCTGTTGCCATCTGAGCCATGAGTCTTGCAATCTGACTGTATCCAGAGAATATATCTATCCTTGTACTGCCAAATCTCACCTTAGCAAAATCGGAGGATCGGGGGTCTTTCTCTACCTTTACTCCCTTAATGTGACTCAACAACCATAATATCCCCATTCCAGCACCAAAGAAACCAGCCAGATCAGCAGCTATGATTTTACGGATAGGATTAAATTGTCTCTGCTTTATATCCTTACCTATTCCCCTAAATATATCATAGATAGATTGTATTCTTCCCATCTGCAACCGAGGAGCAAACATAGCAGCGTTAAGGAATGGAGCAAATTTTTCCAGACCACCCAAATCACCTCTGCCTGTAGCATGATTTATAAACTGAGCTAACATCTTGTAATCAGCATCACTTCTGCCAGTACCATTCCAAGTACGATAATACTTTTTGAATGTGTTGAATCTGAGAGTATTAAGAAAGGTAGTATAGCCCCTCTCTGTTGCTCTAAGTCCAGGTATTTTACTAACTACCTCACCTGCAAAAACCTCCTCACCCCGTGTTAAACTTCCAATCTCTGAAAGATGACCCTCAGCCCTCATAAAAGCAGGATAAAGTGGGTCTGTCTTGATCTGTATGTCCATAAAATTTGTGTACTCAGGGGACAGGACAGCACGGACCTGATGATACCATGACTGTGCCCACTGCTTAGGAGCCATAGGAAGCAGAAGAATACCCTGCCTGCCAGAAGCAGATAAATCAAATGAAGCCAACAAAGCTCGTGGAACATTCATAGTCTCCAAAACAGCATGGGTTATCTTATGACTCTCACCCCTCAATTCAAACAGAGCTTTAGAGAAGTCTTCGCCCCATATCTTTTCCATAGCCATAATCTGTGCTGGCTCTGGCAACTTTGCTTTACCCTTACTGTCTTTATACAAACCAAACAAACTATTCAAACCAGCCTCAGCGTTTAGCTCATCAAAAAATCCTACGTTTGAAATGCGTAGTTTCTGGTAAAAATACTCTATCTGATCCTCAGAAAATTGCAGAGGGTCAAATCTTAAACCCAACTCGCCCCCCATTGACTTCTTCGCTAAAGCATAACGGGTTTGTATTGGAATAGACTCATCGCTTAGAATGCTTTCCGCCCCACTAATCCTCTTACCCTTTTCTGTACGTATTTGAGCCTTATGTTCTTCTCGAAGGGAAGTGTCCATCTCTTTCACAGAGGATATTAAAGCATCATCCCACTCCCTTTTCAAAGCAGGAATGTCTTTCTTGAGATAGTCTAATGTCTCAGGTTGGGATATTTCTGCATCTAATTCAAGTTCCTCCCCTGTCTCAGAGTGTATTGTTCTCCCGTCCTCCGTGGTTTCAATCTCTGTACCTTCAGCAGTTTCAAAAACAAAATCACCACTCTCTTTGCCTTTGTAGATAGCTACGGTATTTTTGGGTATATCAACATCCTTCAAAGCCTCTTCCACGCTCTGCTCTCTTACCTCAATCCTATGCTCCTCAAGAAGAGATACCCATGCCTCCTTCTCTTTAGCGGGTATATCCATCTTATTGATTTTTTCAATAGACTCATCTATAGAAGCGTCACTTGGCCTACCGATCTCACCAACAGAACCTGCTAAAGCACCAGCACCTCCAAGAACACCACCAGCAAATGCCCCACCAATACCTGCTGCACCTACTCTATCTATTACAGAACCCCAATCTACACTACCGTCTTCATTTCTGGTTATCTCATCTCTGAGAGCATACGGTATTCCGATAGACACACCTTCCTGTGCGGCCTCTTCTAAACCCTCCTCCAGAGCAGTTTTCAAAATCAAACCAGTAAAGTTTTTTATATCACCATTTACTAAACTCCAGGCTCTGTTGCGTACATTTCTAATGAAACCCTTTAGGGTATGACCACCCATTTTATGAAATTTCATCAGTTTGCCAATTTGAGATGCCTCAATAGCCGCATTGATCGTTCCAACTAAAAGCCTTTCATTATTGGCCTCATCCTCGGTAGCCCCAGAATCTATCGCATCATTATAAGCATTTTGACCCTCTACTGAAAATCCTATTGATGCAGCCCCAAGCATCTGAGCAGCCTTGGTAGCTTTCAAACCTGCACCCGCCGCTCCAGCTACTCCACCAAGACCATAAGCGGCTACCATAGCTGTGCCCATGTAAGGTAATGCCTCACCTAAAATACTACCAGCCTTACCAGCCCAACCTTTATGGGTAGGAGCATAATCCTCAGAGGCTCTTTCAATGTTCTCCTTGGCTCTCGTCCATGACTCCTGATTTCCAGGTACGAGGTATTCAACAGTACCCACCAAACCAGCACCAACACTCATAGAGCCTCTTAGGACACCCTTACCAAACTCGGAACCAAAAGCCTCCAACACACCAGCATCATCTTCTTCAGTTTGAATTGATTCCAAAGGCTGGGAAATAAATCTATCTTTCTGTGGGACATTCAACGGTTCAATAATAAATCTATCCACATGGGATGTGTCCGGTGATGAAAAATTAGTCAAGGGTTCTAAGATGAATTTATCCACAATAAACTCCTACTATAGTTATTGTCTTTCGTAGTCACCTGTTTGTAAAGCCTCTTCAACCTGTGCTAAAGGTACAGGACCAACCAATCCTGTTTTCTTATTTCTAAGAATAACTGTCTCTGATGTAGGTTGTGGAGCCACATGACTCCTCAGTGCAGATAGGATGGAATCTTCTCCAGATTTACTTGTGTCACTATATGGGCCTTGATTGAATTTCATAGCAGTTTCAAAATACTTCTGTTCCTTTTCAAAATCACTAAGTATTTCTGATTCCTGAATCGCCTTATTCACAGCATCAAACTCAGCCTTCCTACGCTGATCTTGCATAAACTGATCTTCGATCTTTCTCATCCTAAGCTGTTCAGCCATTTGAAAATCATTTTGTTGAGCTATTTTAATCTTCTCGTATTCCCACTGCTGTTGAAACTTCATAGCATCCTGTTGGGCTTGTACATTGAACTCAGCCAACTCAACACGCTGCTGTTGTTGCTGTATCCTTGTAGCCATCTCAAGAGCTACAGCCTGTCTCTTCTGGTCAAACTTGGCTTCTCCAGCCAGAGCACCAAGTTTAGCGATAGTATCTGCACTACCATGTTTTACACGAAATCCCATATCATCACCCCTATTTTGATAGTGATACTTCATTTACTTGAATTATATCTTTATCATAAACAGGTATGTTTTCCTTACGAAATACCTGCTCTCTCCCCTGCCCATAAATATCAAAAATCTTATTCTTAACACAACGCCTAATCCACGAACTTACATCCTCATCTTCTGGAAGTGGATAGATTTGAAGAAAAGATTCTATGAATTCATTTTCTTTTTCTTTGGGTATTTCAAAAGTCAATATCATTTCTTTCTCCTTTACCTCTTAGGATTTATGCAAATGCTACTGTCTTAACTGTACCACCATCGTTAAAACACAAAGAAACTACGCTATCACCACTATTTTTCCATATAACTAATTCACTCGTGTCACATTGAGTAGCACCTGTACCAGCAGCAGGTTCACCAGCTTGAGTTAAAAATCTCGGATAAAACCCTGCACTGCCTATAAAAGTAACATCACCTGTCGCACTGATCTTAAATTGATTTGTAGCAGCATCACCAACTTTTACATCACCAAATACCTGAAATTTAGCTGTAGGGATCGTTGCACCTATGCCTACATAACCAGATGATAAAATAGTCATTCTCGTTGTTTGAACATCACTACCTATTACAGCACCTGATCCACCTGCACCGCATTGAAAATCAAAACTACCGGCTTGTGTGGCACTGTTAGTAATAGTTGTTTGATAATACTTATCTGTCCCACCTGTCCATTTATATTGAGCAAAAATAGGTTTACGAGACCCATCATCATCAATTACTGTTTGTCCTCCATTGGTAACATTAGTTTTACCCATGACGTGGATTCTACCGACAGGCTCTGCTATTCCTATACCTACATAGCCATCTTCATCTATTACAACCCTTTGAGTTGTAGAACCACCCTTATTAGTCCAAAACTGCATCTCAGAATTGCCACTACTAATACGTCGAACTCGAACCCTTCCATCATCTATATCACTGGTAGTTGTTCTGAATAAAAGACTTGCAGTTTCATCATTTGTCGTAGCATTATTTTGAATAATAGCTGCAACATCACCAGCACCATTTGCAGTTTTAAGATGTAAAAGACCGAGAGGAGTGCTCGTTCCTAATCCAACAAAACCATCTGTCTTCAAATACAACTGACTCGTATTCCCACTTGTATATAACACTAAAGGTCTAACAGTACCAGTTCCAGCTTTTTCGGTGAATATCGAATATGAACCCGCATAAGATTGAACCAGCAAGCGTTCATAATTTATTGAATCTGCAATAAAATCTGTACCGAAAAACTCCAAGGATGCGAATGTCCCCGTCGCCGGTGTTCCATTAGGTATGATCCGTAGAATGCCTGTAGCATCAGCCGTACCTGATCTAAAATATGACACCCATTTTGCGAAGCGCAAGGCCGGATTGCCGGTTTCATCACCAACAACGCCCCCACCACTGGCGATTGTAAGCCCACCTAATTTTGGACTGTCTGATTCCCCAACGCCTAAAGATGTTCGTGCAGTAGTAGTAGCTTCATAAGCAAAGGCTCCAGCCCCGGTAGCAACAATAAATTGACCATCAGAGGCAGATGCCCCCAGTGTATTCAAATCGTCAAGTACATCCCCATGTGCCTGGGTATCAGTCCCTATCACCAAATTCAATTCGGCAGGAGTCACCACGTGAGGGTTGCCTGCAACCAACCCCCTGTGAGTAGTATTAAGAGCTATATCTGAATGTGTATATGTAGTCTCGTGGTTAGCAGCCAGCCAAGTAGCTGCACGGGCATCAGTATGATATATTGTATGGTCATCATCACCAAGACCCGCGAGATTGCCGTGATCTGTTACAATACCTGTAATAGAAGTTCCGAGTAGTGGCCTTATATCTATCCATCTATCCCCACCTGCTGCTGGGAACGCCGCATCGTTCCCTTTCATTACGACCGCTACAGAACGAGGAAAAAACTCACCAACTACAGGTATAATTGGTAAGGGGGCCGCTATTGCTTGTGCAACAGTATCATACTCAGCCTGTGGGTATATCCAGTGTATCATGTTTTCTGAATACATGAATATAGATTTATAATACTTATTATCTGATCCATCTACCCTATTTGTCAGGTTGTCATAACGGTTTTTACCAGCAGTTCCCTCTGTCATATCTATTTGAGCATTAGAGTCATTCGTCCAGTTACCACCTGAATGATACCACCTTGTCATTGCTGTAGTTCTCGTATTGAACCCAGCAGCTAAATTGTGTCTGGTTGTACCAAAATGATAGAAAGTTCCTGCTGAAATCTCTACGTCAAAAGCATTAGTCCCATCCTCATCTTCGCTCACTAAGAGGCCGTCCACTACCACTACCTTCAGTACATCCTTGATAGCAATGCTTATATCGTTCTCTCTGTCAGCCAGGAGATTAGAAGAATGAATATCGTGTATATCAGCAGACTGACAAACAATAATTGCAACAAGAATGTCGTGGTCTTCATAATCAGGATAAGTCGTCGATAGTGTGAGGGCTGTACCTCCTCCAGACCTATCCCAATATAGATAATTTATACTATCATCAGTACAACCTGTGGAACCACTGGCATCAGTGACAATTAACTCTTTACTTACACAATCCCACAGTGTACCAGATGTCCATGAGATGTTGATCCCACCTTCGTCCGTCACAACTATGGCATTTAACTCACCGCAGCATATAGTGGAATCAAGGATGTGACCAATAGTCTCAACACCACTGGCAAAATCCGACAAAGTGACATCTGCAAATGTAGGAGATGCACCAGTATGTATATCTTGGGGAGTAGCAAGGGTAATAGAACCTGCACCATTAGTAACTGTTATTTGATTAGCTGTACCTGTTATTCCAGCAAGCACGGGATCAGCACCAGCAGACCCAATAGGGATATACCCGTTATCAGCAACTCCAAGGGATGTAACAGGGTCAACACCAGAACCTAACAACAAGCTGTGGTCTGTCAATGTAGCTGCACCAGTACCACCCTTAGCAACTATGAGTGGATTAACAATACCTATAATTACACCACCAGCACCATCATCAGCAATATCAACCTCATTAGCTGTTCCAGCAACCAAATCAACTAAATCTTTTGAAGCAAGAGCTTTATTAGCATCGGTCCAAATCAATCTGTTTGCAGACAAACCTGTAAGTGCTGTACCCACAAAGGATGGAGATGCAGTATATCCGAGCTTCTTGGATACCGCTACTGAAAATCGAATTGCAGAATCCCAGTCACCATGTTTTATATGTGGAACCAAAGGCATAAAATCTCCTTATAAATACGGGGACCAATTACCCACATTTCCTGGCATCGTTTTGTTTGGTGCTGACTTTCCCCACCCAGGTTTATACATTTGAGGATACATTTTCTTCAAACGAGCCTCAACCTGTGCCTGCTCAGAAGCAGTTGGCGTCTTAGACCAACCTGTAGTACCCCCAGGATTATATTGTGTCCCTGCTGGGGCAGGCGGTGTACTGGGTACACTTGATGGTTGACTAAACAATCCAGCATTTTTAGCCAGATATGCAGAGTAAGCGTCTGCATTACTCATGGAAGAACTCCTTGCAGGCGTAGCAGACACAGCAGTTGACTTTGTAGGATAAGGCATCCCAGAAGAAGATGGACTACGGCTACTCCTACCAGATACAGAACCCAAAGAACCCACCTGAGCAGCCTGCATATAGAGATTTGCAATAAGACTGGAATCCGGATATTCATCTTCTCGCCGCTCAACAGCACCAGCCTTATTCATCAGGGCCTCACCATACCGACCCATTCTCATATCTTCAAGCTGCAAACGAGCAGGACTGCCCACTTCTGCTTCCCAACGACTTGATATACCACCCGTGGATTGAACACCAAAAAGACCAGAAGATATTTGATGTTGCAAAGCGGTCCCAGTATCTCTTTTCTTTACACCTTCCAACTGAGCCTCAAAACCAGCACCAAAACCCCCACCCGGTTTGTACTGTTCAATCATCTCATCATACATTTTTATTGCTTCTTGGTATCTTTTCAGATTAGCTTCTTTAGCAGCAGCGTACTCATTTTGAAACTGTTCTGCAAGTTTCTGTAACTGTAAACTCATCACCATGATTATCTTAGCCTCCTATGCTACCAGCTTCTTCAACATTTCCAAATACACGATTTATTGCCCACCCCTCTGAAGCTGTTGTATTGGACAGCTTTATGGCAATGAAAGCCCCACGCACCCTTGTTCTTATCCTGGCTTTTCTGCCTGTGCCAGAAAGAGTACCTGAAGCAAAAGCATCCGCTCCATCCTTTATATCCTCTAAGATCGTTTCTGGTTCGTCGCCAGTGAATATCTCATAAGTCACACCATCAGTATCACTGAAAGTTCCATCAGCAGCACCCCCAGCCAATTCAAATGTGAGGGAAGTTAGTTTGCCCTCTCTGTCATTATCCTCTGTAAGATGGAGCATGGGCAATACCACGTAACTTGATATTGCAGTAGTAGTTGTTGCACCAGTACTATCATCCTTAGTTGATTCACTAAACTTCCGTAAGTACCCATCCTTACAACCCAATAACATATCCGCGTAATCATTATCATTAGCAGCATAATAGTACAAAGAATAGGCTCCGCAGGCGGATGGATAAATTTCAGGGAAGAATCCTTTCAGTTTCAAATCATACCAATAATTAGAATTAGTACCATCTGAAAGTTTTGTGATACAAACAAGAAGTCCATCTCTTTTCCTATCATACCCCATAGTAATCCGATGGGTTGTAGGATTCACATCCTCATCACCAATCAAATTTGGCAAATCAATAGACGTCAAGTTTTCAACTGCCCGAAAACCAAGTGGAACTTTGTATATACCACCTGTACCAAAAAAGTACAGATTTCCGTCGCCGTCGAAACACCAAGACTCTGCACCAAACATACCTATAGTCAAATCAACACTGTCTATTGTACCACCGCCAGCAGGGTCTCCTGTCAATACCCAAATCGTTGTAGCACAACCAAAAATCAGATAATCATCTTTGTATGGAATAAGTGCTCGAACAATATCACCAATTTCCCCAGCTTCTGTATTACTTCCATTCACAGCAGTGAGTGGGTCTGTGGAGTCATAAATCCAATTCCAAGGGTCTCCAACTTTGGAGCAATACCATTGATGGGGGTACACAGGGTCTCCACTTAGCACCAACCTCCCTCGGTATAGACAACCCAAGTATGCCTTATCTGGCATTGTACCATAAGTAGCTTCATCTCCTTGATAGACTGTCCAATCATACCACAGAGGAGGACTTGTATCTGTTGCTGTTGGAGTAAAAGCTGAACCAGCACCGTCACCAGTTACTTCATCATCTGTACTGAATGTCCCAGTAGTTATTCTACCCCATGTATGTTTCTTATCAACATCAGTGTACTCCACCACCATTTCAGCCCCGGTGACTGCTTGGGTTAATGTATCATCAGCAGCATGGGCGGTATCTAAAGCAGCATGAGTCAACATCCCATTAATGCCTGTTGGGGTGAAAGCCGTTCCATCCCCATTACCTGTTACCTCATTAGTACAATCAAAAGTACCACTTTTTACAGTACCATACGTCGCGGTCTTTGCAGTGTTCGTAAAATCCACCACCATTGTATTGTCTGTATCTTGAGTGAGTATGTCACCCTTTGCATGTGGTGTGGTTAATTCAGTATGTGTCAGTTTGATATTAATAAAATCACATACCTTCAGATTTGCCCCGTTTACTATAAATGCCTTTTGGTATGCCTCAAACATTCTGAGTTGATCCGAGGTATCAATAGCTCCGGCACTTGTATCTAATTCAATCATTTCTCCAGCACTCATCTATATATCCTCAAACCAAATTTCGTTATTACCAGATGCAACCAGACGTTTATAATGAACATCGGTACTCATGTGTATCAACACTGATCCCAAATCACAACTACCCCCACTTACTGCTTCACAAGTTCCTGCCAAAGCACTGTATGTGATTAACTCCAAATCTCCTGAACCACTGCTTGATCCAGCACAGTCACCAGATAGTTCAGAGTAGGTAGCAGCTGCTTCCCATAGAGCATATATACCATACGGCCATGTTGTTTCCGTGCTGGCGGGCCAAGGATCAGTTAAGCCCCCAATATTAGTTTTAAGACTTCTTCTGTAATCCGTGCGTTCTTGACCACAAAGAGTTTCCGTAGCAGTATCATCAACCTGAATAGCAATCCAATAAATAGTTTCTGCGGATATTGCCCAATCAACAGCAACTTTTTTCCATCCTGCATCCGTACCTTTAGCATTAGTATTTGACCATTCCAGGCGATTTTCAGGTTTGTCATTCCCGACATTATGACTATAAAGACCAACTTCAAAATTAGTTTCTTCAGTTGCGTTATCACACCACCAACCTATTTCCGTGATTTTATTAGTACCTGCCGGGGATGTGACTTTTATCGAATGACATTGATTGTCAACAGTGGAGTTATAAGAAGCTATCGGATCATCTACAGGAGATGCAGTTATCAAACCCTGATTTATTCCCCATTCAAGTGCCATATTAACCCCTATGTTAATGTCACGTTAAATTCACCAGCAGAAAATCGTGGTGTTTTTCCATCTGTTATTTCCCTTGGTGTATCAAGAACAAAAGATAGTAAAAGATTACCATCAGTGGCAGCATCAAATAGTCCAGCATGAGTTATTGTACCCCAATCCCCTGTAGCTTCAGGAAATGTCACAGCAGCATCATTATCAACTTCATTGCCAGTTCTTGACCATGCTGCACAAGCTACTCTTGCATAACCGTTCCCAACAGGTTCAGCTAAACCAGCAGCATCATCTCCAGGGTCCGCAGTGGACAGTCCAACATACATAGTAGGAGCAGCGTATGATCCTATGTCGAACAAATGATCTAAAAGTTCATACTCCAAAAAATCAGCAAAGCTCATAATTAAATATCCTCCAGCCAGATACGATCATTAGCAGCAGCTAACAATTTTCTTACTGTTATCATATTGTTTTGACCTGTTGGTGTTCCAGTCATTTCCCCTTCTTCACCCTCCACATCAGTAAGAGACATGCCTGAGACTAATGGAGGATGAAAATCGATTGAGTCAAATGTCCACACATCCCCAGTAGTTGTGCCAAACTCATTTATGGCATCAACCCGCCAGCTATACCCCTGATTATATAAAAGAGGTCCAAAATTTATATTCCAAAATAAATCAGAAATACCGGAGGCCACTAAGGCCATCCCCTCACCACCATCCACATAAACATCGTATGTCTCTGCCATTATCCAGCCTCCCATGTAAGTTGCTCAAGGCCAGTTATTATATCTGAATCTGTGTTTGAGGGACCAGGATTAGTTGGTTTCGCAGGTCTTGCATCAAAATGCCAGGTATCCCCAGTTGTTGTACCCGCATCATTAGTAGCATCAACACGCCAGTATATCACTTGCTCAAGAGGCACATCTGTGTAATCTACAGTAAGGGAAGTTTCAGCCTGAGCACTCGATATGAGAGACAAGTCACCTACCGGACCCATATACACATTGTAAGTATCTGCACCACCACCATCATCCCAGGACAATCCAAGAGCAGAGAAGTCTTCTTCTGTGGCTCCATTTGCAGGTGATGGGTTTGTGGGCTTGGAAGGTACGGCATCTTCCCCCCATTCTTGAAACATAAAATCTGATATATTCCCTTCTGAAAATACCTGCCAAGTTTGAAGTTCTGGAAATTCTAAATCTCCAATATACTTTAATGCAAGACCTCTGGTATATGTGGACTCCGCTATGTCTATTCTCCATAAAACGGTCTTTTCACCAGCAACTCCATTGGGGGCAGTTAAAACCAAAGCATACTCAGTACCAATTTGTAAAACAGCAGTATTATCAAGTGTTATTTGTCTGTATGAACCAGCAGTGTCCGTTGTAAGAGTATCTCCATTGGTATTCCCAGAAGCTAAAGATGCGCCTGTTGGATGGTGATCTCCATCAACAGCATAAATATCTACATTTATAATCCCAGGTGTAGATACCCGAAAGAGCTTTAACTTCACTATTGTAACTGTGTGAGTATTCTCTGGGGTAAATGTCTGGGCTAATGCATCATCAGCATCTCCCCAAGGAATACCACCTCCACCTGTATCCCCAGTAACATAATATTCATATATGCTTGCCATTATACCACCGTGCTAACTGTACAGATTGCTACTACTGGTTGCTCTGCTGCACCTATCAAAGTACCACTACCCCAATGGGTGACACCTGGGCGTTGGGATATTCTAATCCTCTTACCCAATGTTCCACGAACCCTGACGTTACGGATATGGCCACTGGTTAAAGGATCAGATTTATCCACGGGCATACCTTCACTAAACCCTTTTACTGGCAAATTGAATCCTGCATTAGCCATGATATGATTCCTTCAAAAAAAATACCACTGATACGTATTTGGCCGCACCAGTGGCATCATTGTTTATCTTCCTGATAATCTCTTAACTTCCTTGTATGTCAAACCACCCTGTGCAAAGGTTGGATAATTCTTTTTAACAAACTCCTGCTTAGTTAGATGTAATCTATTGCCAGCTTTATTCCGCTTAGATACACCAGTTCTCTTAATGTAAGCAGCGTATGCTTTGTCAATATCTCTTAAAGTTGCCATGTCACTCCTAACTCTTTAGATAAAGGATGTCTATGACCGCATTGGCATCAGCAGAATAGAAGTAAAGTTTGCTCACGTCGTCAATAGGAACCCACATAGGTTGAGCGGCAGCCGCACCATATTCATCTGTACCATCATTGATGTGTGGCCGTTGTAGGTCAACACCAAGTATTGCAGAAGCAGCAGCCTCAATATTCATCTTGACTACTTCGGTATTCGCAATAGCAGGCTGTACCCAACAACCAGCACAGGGCAGCGAAGTGCCACCATTTCCCTGACCAACATTTGTATCACAGGTAACTCTAACACTGCCACCACCACCTCGTATTCTTAAAGGGGAACTGGCATATACAGTTTGGTTACTCATTAGTTACTCCTTAACCATCATACCGCGTGGCAATATTGTCGATTACTTCGGGATTAGTGCTGAGGTAAATTACCTCAACATACGCTTTACCTGCTGTAACACCACCCCAATCACTATCAGCAGTAATTGTCACCAGAACTGTAGTATCCTCCGTGATAAGAGCAGGAGCATAAACACCACCCTCAGCACCATCAGGGGCTGTGAGTTTATTCGCTGCTACAGAAAAGACATCAACATCTGCCAAACTGTAACGATCTGTATCGGCTGTAAGACCAACAATCATAACTGCTGAAGTATCACCTGTAAAACCCTCTGTGATAGTCACCTTAGTAGCAAGAACAATACTTCCGGCAGGAATCTGTTTTGCCAGATTCAGTGTCCCGGCTGCACCCCCGCCATCTGTGAAATCGGCATAACCTATCCACTGACCAACCTTTCGGATACCAACTCCTACGGGAGACCGCTCAAGGTCCAAACTAACTTTTCTCGACATAACAATTCTCCTTCTGTGTCACTGTACCCTCTTGGGGTCACTGTACACTTTAACTTACTCCATAGACTGAGGTTGCTGCATCAATAAATCGCAGTTGCCTCGCCAAGATTGGGTCCGTCCATAGAGCATCAACAGTATTCATACTGCCCACAGTAGGCGGTACACGTTTCAAATCCATTTCAATACAGGTATGAAGCATATCCTTTGCTCTGGCGGCATGGATGTTAATCTTACCATCCTCTTGAGCTTCAGCCTCAGCAAGAGCCAATTCAAGAATACACTCAGAGGCAAATGCCCCACCAATAAAGTAATCATCATCCCCCGTGGGCTTGTCTGGTTCAACAATATATCCATACACAATCTGGTTGACCCCATTAGCCTCTGGATGAATGTTCAATACATATCTTGTCCCAACTGATACATCATACTTCATTGTACCCAAACTCCAATACTGGGGGTAAGAAGAAGATGTTATGTTAGAACGATATAACATTAACTGTAGCATTGTGATGGGTGTGGGAGGAGGATAATTTGAATCATCTCCAAACTGGGGTGAGTACCAGAAGTATGCAAAATCTGCTGGTAGTGGATACTGCCATTTACCAGACTCTGTATTGATTATTCCATCCTGACGAAGAAAAGACCAAGCATGAGCACGTCCATTCCTTACATACTTTGGAACCAAAAAGTTACGGTATCCCCTGTAAACTATATCCTTAACCTTAGTAAGAGTAGCCCCCTCTGGATTAAGACCTGTGCCAAGAAAGTCTGAAACTCTGGTATAAATTGAAGCGAAAGAAAGTTGCAAATCAGACATTGTTTATCCTCATAAAAGCGGAAAACCCTCCAATCCGTTAAGAAGATTTCCCGCCGGAGACAGCATTATCATCCTTGTTAATGTCCCTATAGTATAATAGCAAGGTGTAGCCATAGAATGATACATCAGCCGTTGGCTGGGTCAGAACTATTGACTACACTCAAAATTCTCAAGCATCGTTACCATCAAGTATTTGAAAAACCGGACCAACGACTATTGGACCATAAGGCTTCTCTATAACACTCTTCAGTAAAACGATCTGCTCAGGAGTAACCTCTACCTCCTCGTGTTTCTGAATATCCATAGCAAGCATATACTTCTCTACCTTCTGTTGTCCAGTATCTTTCTCTGCTGGAATCATTAAGGCATTGACCAAAATATTACGCAGTAAAACTTTGCTAACCTCACCCTTTGCATCTGGCTCAATGAGGTCTTCACCATCAAGATTTTTCAATGTGGTAAGTACGTTCAATTTCATATCACTGTCTCCTTGAAGATAAAAAATGAGTAGGGACCACAATGGCCCCCACTCCAAAAATACATCTTAGGCATCAGCAACACCCTGGATGGCCTCACCTGCAAGAATATAGTAGGTAGTCCCATCTATAATCACTGGAAATTTCAGTGTAGTAGCATCACCGTCAAAACCAATCACATGAGCAGCCTCATCTGCACCACAAGCAGTTGCCAACATTGCCCCTGCATTTTCTGCAATAATGAAAGCATCAATATCCTGTGCTCCATCATTACGACAATAAATCTGACAAAAACCACTACCTGGGTCAGTAGCAACATTCACCGCCAAAGACAATGCAGCAAGAGTGCTAAGTGATGTCATAGTACAATCACCGCCCTCATAAATACCTGCTCGCAAGGCAGAATAATGTCCACCATTACAAGTACCAGCACCCATATTCAACCAGTGACCGGATGCGTTGAACCCCTCGGTAATAGTTCCACCAGCTATATCTGCACAGACATTTAATGCAAGACCATAATCCCAAGACTCGGGACCACCAGCAGTGACATAAGCCTTAATCTGCAAAGCAGAAAACAAACCAGACGCCTGAGAAGTACCAACAATAATCTGATTTATCATCATATTACCAGCATCTTCATCATCTACCTCAAGACGAACTCCGTCACCTTTCTGGTAGATAAACATATCAGGGGCCAACTTTGCAAGAACAATACCAGTAGTAGTAGCACAATCCTTTGTTTCCCACGCTACAGCTATAGCACGGCCAGCAACCTCAAACGGAGCAGTCAAGTGTTGCTCCCCTGTATGGACGGCAAGAATTGTCTTACCAACTGTACAATTCTGATCCGTTCTCACAGGAACCACAGCACCATTGGCAACAAAGATGTCTATCCAACGCCCTCCAAGTTTTCCAGCCTCAGATGTGCCAGCCACAACACCAGCAAAAGCATGGATGTTATCAGCATCCGGGTCTTCAACTCGAAGGTACTTACCCTCATTCTGATTACCCTCAGCCGTAGTGTTACCTACCTGCTCATTGCCTTTGTCCCAACCAAGAACATTTTCGGTCGCATCAAACTCGTAACATACTGGCATACCCTCATAAATGGTAGAAGTAGTCTCTGTGTACCATACACGCTTCCTTTGGGCCTCTACAATGTTAGTACCAAATTGCGTTCTCATCGTTCAATCCTTTCATAAAAAATGTCGGATGGCAGTGTACGTTTTTCCTTACCATCCCATTTAAGCCGCTCAAGAAATCCATCCCTTGCAGCACATCAAAATTCTTAGAGGCCACTATTCTGGTTCATCAAAAACCCGGCGCGTTGGGGGTTCGTGCAACATACTGCGTAGGAAAGATCAACGTTGACCTTCAAGACATTATGTTGTGAATCACGCTCTTTGGGTTTGCTCACAACAAAATTATTCGAGTTAAGCACGAACACCTTGATATAATCCATATTCACTGCAAGAATCGGGTCAGTACCGTATGTACTGGTATTGGCCGTGTCCAACTTCTGAACATAGATAAACGGTGTACCTTTATAAACCGTCAAACCGTGATACTTACCAAGATCAGGACCGACCTTATCATCACTCAGAAGAGCCAGATGGTTCAGATTACCAATCACCTTATCATTCGAGAAGTAACGGTAAGCACCAAAACTATGCTTCTTGTCAGTCTCTTCCACAAGAACAGGAGGCATGAAGTTGGTCATACGGGTTGCTCTGTCCAGAAGAACAAGCAGATTGTCACCCAACTCACCTTGATGATCTGCATAGAATGAAGCCCAACGAGCATTAGAAGTAGCACTTGAAGCAATTCCACCCTTGTCATAGGCTGTACCAGAACCATCATTGTACCGACCACTGTAGGCAGTAAATCCACCAGTGCTGTCCGCCGTACCTTCGCTCAACCAAGCAGGAAGGCCGTGGGGATTCTTCTTATCCGTTGCACTTGTAGGAGTCTGAAAGAGAGCATCCTGAAGCAACTCAGCCAACTCGCGGAACATATTCTTACGTTTTCCATTAAGGTAATCATATACCCTAACATCGTCGCCCATGTGCATAGCGAGTTCAATACGATTGTAAGACATATTCGTGCTCGCATGGGTCCAATTAACTTCCCACTTCGAGTCTGTATTAACCACATTGTCGGAATCCTCTTCCCACAATGAGATATGTTTTGCATTGCCGGTGTCAGCAAGAGTGATGAAACCTTCAATACGATCCCCACCCTTTAGGCGGGACTTATCCTTACCAAAAAAATCATTGACCGGTTGATAACATGCCTCTTTGAAAGTCATCTCAAGCCGATCACTGGGCTTTGCATAAGCCTCTAAAGTACTGTAACCGAGGTCTATTGCTTGTTCTATATTAATTTCCATTTCTAACTCCTTTTAGCATCAAATACCGAGCTTACTACTCGATACCCGCAACACGCTTGGCCTCCGCAACGATGTGACTTGCCTTCGCATTTTCATTCTTAAATACTCTGGTAGTCCGCCGTCTTGTAGGCTTTGGTGTGAAGCGTTTCTGTTGTCCTTTCAAATCCTTTATAACTTGTCGAGCCGCAATTTGAACTCCTTGACCTCCAGCATAATGCTGAACTGCTTCAACCATTGCCTGCTCAAATGATCCACCATTTGCCTGATGAAACATAGAAGCAACACGATAAACTTTATTCCTCAATTCTACTTGAGGACTATTCATCATTATACTACCATCTTTCTTTTTTGGCAAATCTTTGGTGATACCAAACTCTTCAAAATGTTCGGCTGCTTCGTCGAACACATGATCAGCAATAGTACCCCTTTCTATGGCGGCTCTGGTTTCTGCTTCCTTCTCATTACTTGCTTTAAGATCATCTACTTCCTTGAATCTGCTTTCAAACTTTGACTCAATACCCTTTACTAAAGCACCAAGTAAGTCATCAGCATCATCACCCAGCTTCTCCTTTAGCTTTATGAGAGCCTCATTGCCTGCTTGACTGTCATCATCCTTGACTTTCTCATCCTTGTCATCTTGCCGGTGTGATTCGGACGCTTCAAGGCGGGTAGCAATATCCTCCAGAATTGTCATATCGGTCGCAGCGATAAGTCTAACTTTATCATCCGACCAGTTCATCACTTTACCGACTGCAAGTAGTCGAGGGTCAATGTCCTCTAAATCAACATCGTCAGACACACCAGCACCATCAACGTCCTCAGACTCAGGCTCCTCTTCTGGTTTGTCACCCTGATTAACGGCATCACCGCCACTTACATCATCATCCTTGAATTCAGAACCATCCTTTAACAGTTCCTCTTGTTCGGGGTCAATAGCTTTTCCATCATCATCAATTTCGACATCTACAAAATCTGGTTCTACTTTACCCCGTATTTTTTCAACAGCATCTTTCACCACCTGGGGAACAGAATTATCATCCCCCATAGCATGAATTACATGATCTTTTGTATTGTCATCTTTCTTTGTCTCTTCAACACTCTCTTTATCCTCAGATTTTCCTTTGAGAAACTCGAACATTATTTGTCTCCTTTACACTGTAAACACTGAGCTTGGTTGGGGGATGTGGGCATATAATATCTTCCACACTTCTCACATTTTTTACCAACTCGTTTGAAATAAACTTGGAGAATAGCATCTTCCAGTAAGGGATACAAATCCTCTTGTGTCTTTGGGTCAGTCAAAGCACATCTCACCACCTTCTTTGTTACTGGACCTACACTTACCCTAAGTTGTATAACTACTTCTTCCCTTTTAAGTTTCTCATTTGGAAGAGTTACAATACGGATACCTGTGGTATCATCAAACAAGTGCTCAAAAATTTCTGCCATTGTTATGTCTCCTTTACTTAATCACCGCCAATATATTTACATCAGCACAAAAAACAAGCGTGCCAATATCCCTGCCAAAATTTACGGCGGATGCATTGTAGTGGTTGAAAGCCACCTTGTCTCCAATCTTGACTAACTTAACTTTACTACCTACCTCAATAACCTCTCCAATCTTATCACTGTTCATATCTTGAGACACATTCTCAGGAAGAACAAGACCTCCAGGGGTTTCTGTAGGCTTCACAATCCTCTTGAGAATAATAGTTTCTGGTGTTGGTACTAACTTCATAATCTGTCTCCTAATTCTGTCTCCTGTTTAATCATTCTCTTTTTCCTGTGGGAATAAACATTCATAGCCATTACTATAAACATTCCATCTCTTCTTGGGACCATCTTCGTTTAGTCGTACTCACAATATCCACGTTGCTTCATTCGCAGCTTCTTTTCAGTACGGTTTCTAATCAATAAACCGCCATTCTTATCATATCTACTCCCTGGGTATTTCCGCATAGCTGCCTCTATCTGATTGGGAAGAACTCCCATAGCCAAAGACACTCTTGGGTTATCCTTGAAACCACCTGTACTACCATCAAAACTACGAGGTGACATCTTACCGCACTTTGTGCATGGAACCTCTGACTTCCTGTTTGAGATGGTTTCAATCTCATTCATAATTGTATGACAATCTAAACACTGATAACGATAATTTGGCATACTATCTCCTTTATGTCCCAATCAGCCAATACTCCATTGTGACAGATTCTCCTGCACCATTATTTTTCATATACACTGTACCAGAAGGTTTGAACATTGCCCATTCACCTTCCTGAACCTCAACATTTGCCTCAAAAGCTGTGGCGTAACAAGGATCAATTTCCACATCGTTTGTAATACAGTGTACAATCATCAATTCAATGGTCCCCACGTCGCCAACAGATATGGCCTCCTCTGTGTCTGCAACCGCCTGAATCATGTAGTTGTGGTACTTCCTGGCTGGGGTTGCTGTAATATCAAACTTATGCAACACATCCCAATTCTCTGCCCCAATTTCGGACAACTGAAATCCTATTGTACCTTTAGCTGATGCTGTCATTATTCCATCCTCGCTAACTTCAAAACCTCTAAGTAAATATTCATTGCCTGTTTACATATATCGGCTGGCACAATCAAACTAATGTTGTCTGAACCACGAACACCTCCAACGAGGATGCCTATAATCTCTCCTTCATCATCTGTCACTGCTCCCCCAGAATTTCCTGGGTAAGAAGCTGCATCACTCTGAAGCATAATCTTCTCACCGAAGAACCCATAACAATCCCTATTGATTGAAGAAACTATTCCCTGTGTAACACTGAAACAATAATCCCAGCCAAAGGGACTGCCATAGATAAAACAAGTATCCCCCCTACTACAATCGTCGTTGTCGAAACTAAGAGCAGGTCCATCATAATCCTCCAAAACAATAAACCCTACATCAGCAGTTGGTTCCTTATAAAACGTAGATGAGGCGTATGAAGATGGTTCATCCTCGAATGTCACCACAAAAGTTTCTGCACCATCTACAACATGACCTGCTGTTAAAATCAGACCATTCCCAATATATACACCTGATCCCTGCCAATCACCGTAATCACCAGAAGCTCCAATATGGACTACTGACTGCATAACGTCATCAGGGTGCGGTATGTTAGGATGTTTTATGTGCTTTCCCACACATAACAGACACATAACGACTATGAGTAACGCTAATTCTACTTCACAAAACCAACGCTTCATGTTTAACCACCTTTCATTTCTGAGCAGGAGAAGACAAGCCTGCTCGTGGGCTTGTCTGGAATTGTAACGAATTTCCCTGACGTGAGGCATCACTGGCTCCCATACGATCATCGGATTGTCCAAAATTCCCCTTAACTTTACCTTGTGTTGGTTGATATGGACCAGCCCCTACCATACCACCATCTTCGGGAACAGCACTTGTCCAGATGTCATCAAAGTCAAGCTGCATGTACTTTGCTATCTTCTTTGTTGCGGCGTCGATATTTAGTTGGACACCCTGCTGTTGTGCAATACCCATAACCGGCATAACCCAACTTGTAAGGAACTGTAATAGCTTCTGACCCTGTATGCTTGGATTAAATCTTTGCATTGAATAAGGTCTGATCTTGAAATTGAAATCCCCAAAGTCACCTTCTTGTGCATACTTATCAAAAATAACTTCAATACTGCCAGCACCCTCAATACGCTTGATGATTGGAACTTTAATCATTGGATCGTTCCAAATATACCATGCCAGCTTCTTGAAAATACTCCCGGCAAAATCATATACCAAGTTTGACATATCATCTACAATACGAGATGCGTTTGTCATCAACATCTGTTCTTGGCCTAATGTTTCAGCTTGAGCACCACGACCGCCAAGTTGATATAGGTTTCCACCTTGAAGAGAAAACTGTCCCTCTATGTATTGAACCCATTGGTAATTCTCTGGATTGGTCCCACCCATCTGAATAACCTTGGTGTTATTTATATCATCTACCTTGCATGAACCACCATCAGAGGCAGAACATATTTGTTCTGCATCATCACTGCTCTCAGCACTATATGCAAGAATAGATTTCTCTCTCTCAGCTTGATTACGCATCTTATTGATAAGAACATTCATTGCTGTGTCCATATCAATCCAACCCCATGCTGGTGGCACAGGCATAGGATTCTTGGGAGCAAACTTATACCCAAGAAAATCGTATGGACCATCTTCAGGACCATCATACTCAGTAACCTTCAAAACCTTACTGTAGTCACCATCAGCCAACAGGGTCAGTATAACACCCTCATCATGCAAATATATGTCCATGAAGCGTGTCCATGACCTCAAAGTATGATAATCAGTACCCTGAACTGTTTGCTTCACTACCTCCTTGATACTATCATCACCATGTAGTTTGTACGTGGCAGAAATTCGATCAGCATGTTTAACATGAAAAAATTCTCTCGCCAAAACTGTAGGCATTACATAGTAATTGCCTTCAATCTCAAAGTCTTCTCTACAGTCTGCTGACACATCACCAATATAATCTTCCTCGTCCACAGGAATAGCGTAGGGTTGACCAATGTCCAGTCGATCCCCATAGAGTTCAGTTTGATATTCTTTCATTACTCCTGTCTTGACAATACCTGCACCAAACATGCTATTGAATATCGTTGGACGTAGCACTGTCTTAGAGAATTTAATCTCTGATATTAGGTGATTCATAGCAAGTTGGGTAGTGTATGCCCAAGGCTTTAGTTTTGGAATCCTTGCCTCTACATCGACAGTGGGATTGGACATCGCAAGGTAAGGAACAAGAATACCTATAGCCCTATCAACAAGGTTCATTGTGTGAGCTTTACTTTGAGAACTCCTATTGAAGTAACCAGATACCCAGCTATTCACCATCCTATTTCGTTTTTGTAGGCGATGGCGGTCCGCACGAGTCCAGACCTCTGCTGCTTCTCGAACTCTCTGAGTAAATTTCTTCCGAACATTTGTATCCATTGTCATAGCCACTTCCCTACTTCATTTTCCTTTTTCTGCAATTCCTTTTTACGCTCTTGCATCCTTCCCATCATTGAATTCTTGCGAACCTTCTGAGCTTTCTTGATAGAAGCCTTTGGCTGTTCTAAGAGTGCAAGCATTATCAAAGCAGTCGAAATAACTCTGTCTCCGTGACCATAACGTGCTCCACTACTCTCAGTTATCTGACTTGATGCTCCAACATCAATTCTATCACCAAGAAAAATGTAATCCCGCAACTCTCGTATCGTTTGTAGATCATGTAGGATAAGATACTGAAATCGTTTGTTCGGCATTAAAGATTCACCGAGAGCAGCATCAAGAGAACTGAGTAAATCATTCTTACTGCCATTTATACCTGATGTTGAATACCAACCGTATGTCCTATTACTTGGACGCTTGCGTGTCTTAGCTCGTTCATTTACTTTGTAGTAAACAAAACTATATCCAATCTTTCTTACTCTCTTTGCAAAAGTATCACCAGGGCCATTTGCTTCCCAGATAAGGTAGGCACTCTTTGTACCACCACCACACCATAAACACAGAGCTACAGACAATTCTGCGAAATCTGTGACATCAATAGTGGGATTGACGTAAATACCAACGACTTCACAAGTATTAACATCTGTGATAGTAGCAACACTATTTGATGCTCCAGTGCCACGACTAATATCACAAGCGACGATATAGTTGTGATCCTGTCGAGGTCTTCCTTTGAAAAGTGGTCCCCACCATTTAAGAAGTTTAGGGCCTCCTCGTTTGAACTTAATGTCAACTGGTCTCTTCTTATGAATTTCATATTTTATTGTACCAGTATATGTTGGTTCCTTGACATACTTCTTTTCAATACGAACCAAATTAACATCATCAAAGAACTGGTCAGCACTACCTTGTGGGATACGGAGTATGTTAATGGCAATATCCTGACGACTTCTGCCACGGGCTTCCTGACCATCGAACCAAGGACTACGTAAACAACTGAAATTTCCCTCGCCACCATCAGCAACAAAATCTATACCATCTAAATCCTCATCAGAAGTCTTTAATTTCCAATCACTATAAACAAAAGTTTCACCAGCTTCGATCTCATTAAACACTTTGGGACATTTATTCCGATACCAATCAATATCCTTGATAGTTATTTGATCTATCTCAGGAGAGTTATATAGTCCAAAATTCTTAACTGGGTTGTCCTCCCAGCCAAGTGTAACTACTTCGATCTTATTGCTATTTATCAATTTAGCATACGGATGTCCACTTCCCCACTTGAAATGTGTACTATTAAATATAGCACATGAGGTTGTATCTTGAATGTTATCAATGATGTACTGAGCAATGTCTGGTTCAATACGAGCAGCCTCATCCACAAGCACTGCTTTAGCTCTGTCCCCTGCCCCAAAGTTGTTAGTTGTTGCCTCTCCCCCAATCTTTGAGTTATTGTCCATGTTCTCCAGCAGAAGATGACTCTTCCTTAGATTGGGTTGCATGTATGGTGGCAAAGTCGTGAGTGCATATAAAATCTTATGAAATAAGCACTTATGATTACCATAAACCTGCATCAATCCATTATTATCCTCTTTAATTGTTGTTGCCTTATCAACAAAGTCTTCTACACGAGAACCAACTAAGAAGTACATATCGCTATACATGAGTATGTATGCAGCAAACATCTTACAAACTATCTCAGTGGCCCCTTCCTCTCTGCTCTTATCAAACAGTAGGTTATGTGGTTTCATAGATGACGCCGTATCAATAGCGTACTTCAATCTATCAATAGCAAAAGATTGTTTTGGTCGTAGAATGAATGGTATATTTTGCAAGCCAGGCTCTGCCCTTGCTTCGTAAACCCAAAAAGAAGAGTTAAAAAGTATCTGTGGCTTCATAGCACATAGTTCCATATAAGTCTGAAACATACCTGTATCATGGGCCATCTTGCTGTGTAGCCGTTTACGAAACTTCAAATTCTCTGGTATTGTCTTTGGTATTGCTTCCAGAAATCCCTTTGGGTCGTTTAGTAGTGTGCTTATCCTCTTTGCCATTTTCAAACTCTGCCTCAATTATTTCTTTCGGCATAAACGCTCCAGCCAACCTGTTAATCTGTTCTGTAGCCACCTTTCCACTAATCTTGATATTAACACTTTTCTTGTCATCTATCTCAATCTTATGCTGTGAGGTCCAGGGTATTTCATCTTTTGCTTGGCGAGACATATTAGCAAGCATGAATATGAGCAAGGTAGAGTCAGGCTTCACATGCTTATGAAAATGACTTTCCTCCGCCGCGTATTCCACAATGCTACCGTCTGCCATAACCTTTCGTTTTATCTTGATATTCTTTTCTACCGAGGTGTATCCAGCAGCAGCCTTCAATCCCTGAGCAATTAGATAAGACTTAGCAATGTTCTTGCCATCTTCACAGGCTTTCTTGAAAAGTGGGTTGTGTTTTTTCCAATACTTTATTCGGGATACTGTAGTGCCAATCACATAAGCTAAATCCTTGATACTCAACCCAGCAGCAACAAGACGCATAGCCATATCAAGAAATCTTGGACTAAAATCTGCACGGGCTGGGAGCTTGCCTGTGCTACCTTCTCCAAATAATGTAGATTCATTTTTGAGAATTTCTGCTATAGGTAATAACTCCTTTACCGTTTTAGTGATGTCCGATACAACTACATCATCCTCTTCTTTCTTCTTATGTGACATCGTGTCTCCAAATTATGATAACAAAAAGAAAGAGGTGGGTTTAGATCAATTTATGGAACGGCGAAGTTTGTGTGATCTTGTAACCACCTCTTTTACAAATCCGTTTGTATCAGCAATCCTTTGTTTTTTTGTATAAAATAATGTTTCCGATTAAAAAAGTCTGTACCGGTGGCTTATACCCCATCAATACAATTATGTAAAATAAGCTCTTTTCTTTGTGTTACTTTCTTTTAACAGATTCACAAATCTACAAACATTAGAGCTATATAACATTCTACCCTGCATGGTGAGGTATTTAGTTGGTTAAGAATTGCAAGGATAAATCAAAAGTGTAATAGACTGGGTTATATTTCACACCATGAACTATCGTCGAGCGGATCAGGTTCTTCCCCATCATACACCCCCAAATCATCCAACATTGATTTGAAGTTCATTTTCCCCTGATACTAAGCCACCAACGCTCACTTCAACACTCCATCTTTTCTCCAAATTCTTCAGGACGCCGTTCCTTCTTTTTACCAACCAACCGCAGTTTCTCAACATACGGATTTTAGTATAACAAACTATCAAGAGCCAATGCCATACATTCATCTAAAGTTTCCCAGAACGCATGGTAGGCTTCTTCAACTTGTTTTCGTTTTTCGTAGGACCAACTGCAATCAAGCAATTCATCCCTAATCCCTCTAAGGGGTTTTTGTTTTTTGTTCATCATAGGCTCCAAATAAAGCACCCTTCTATATAGAGCCTTATCCATGACTTTTTTTGTTGTCATTTTTTCGTACTTTTATTCAAAATCAACGATTTTAGCCCAAAAACGTAGATTTTTGGTGCAAATTTTTATTTTATTTTTTTTTGCCCAAATCAAAAATGTGCTCTTACGGGCTAAAAACAAGGATGTACAAAAAGTGAATGTCATGGTTTGGGGTGTAGTAAGGATGGGTGTTTTTTGAAAGGAACATCTTATGTCAAACTATCCTCCGCATAGTCACGATGAAAAGGGGATGCCAACAGGAGAATATACTGCTTGGTATTCTATGAAACAAAGATGCCTAAATCCTGATACCTTGGATTATAAAGACTATGGAGGTCAGGGTATTGTGGTTTGGGATAAATGGTTACATAGCTTTGAAAACTTTTTTGCCCACATGGGCAAGAAGCCATCTCCAGAAATGTTTCTTGATCTTATTGATAAGGCTTATGGTTATGAGCCTGGGAACTGTAGATGGGCAACCAGAAAATGAAATGGAGGTGACATCATACGTAAAACTTTTATAACTAACGAGTTTGATTTACAGAATTGGTTTCTCTCAAAGGATGTCACCATCTGTGCCTTTGATACAGAGTCCATTTGTGAAAATGGTACTAAGAAGGGTGCTTTGGATTATACCCAACTGTATTGGGTTGGTACTTCCTTTTGTAACGGTGCAGATGCTTGTTATGTTGATCTTGATGTTCCAGACAGAGAGAAGATGATAGAGATTCTGGCTCATATATTCAAGAACATAATTAAAAAGCTCATAGGACATAATATCCAATATGATATGATGGTTCTTTATAAATATGGTATCCAACACACAGAGACAATTTTTTGTACTATGGTTGCTGCCCACCTACTTGATGAAAACCAGCCAAAGGGTTTGAAGGATTTAGCCTATAAATATCTTCCTCACACAACAGATATTATCAAACGCTTTAAGGATGTTGAGGGCAAGGGACATCACTCATATGAGTTTTATGATTATGGATTAACTGATGCAATTTTTACCTGGGGCTTATTCGAGATATTTATGCCTGCATTGAAACGGGAAAAGTTTACATATCTCTTTTTCAAAATTGAAATGCCATTCCAGTTCTGTCTCCGAGATTTACACATCAACGGGGTATTGGTGGATCAAGAGAAAATCCAATCGATTGAAGATCAGATGCAACCACTGATGGATGAGGCAGAGGATAAGATGTTGGAAATGTTGGGTCGAAAGGCTTTCATTGAAAAAGCATTCTGGGAAGACCTCGATACTCGTAAGGTTGCTATCAATTTTAATAGCAACAAACAGATTATTCCTTTGCTGATAAAAAAGTTTGGTGTAAAGTTTACAGAGCTTACAAAAACAGGAAAACAAAGAAAGAAAGACAAGTTAGAAATTGGAGATGATTACTACAAGCTCGACAAAATCATACTTGGTGGAACAAAACTTGATGATGGCAAAATTGGTGGCTTGGCTCAAGACTATCCATTCTGTCGTGAACTACTCATATTCAAGATGGCGAAAGACATCCAGGATAAGTTTACGAAGAAAATGAAGGAGTGTATCAGCCCCGATGGTCGCATCAGGTGTTCGTTCAATGATACAGTTGCAGCTACGGGACGGCTCAGTTCCTCTGAACCTAATCTTCAAAATCTGCGTAAGCTCAATGCTGTATTGGGGGTAGAGTGTCGGTCATGCTTCATTGCACCAAAAGGTAAGTCTCTTTTAGTTCCTGACTTTTCTGGTCAAGAG